GGCGACGAGGGGTCAGGGTGCACGCGGCCACCCGCGTATTTTCCCCACTCCCCGCGCAGCCCCTGCGCAGCTACTTTTTTCTACCCACCCAGCCGCCATTCCCCCGCGCAGTGAGCCGAAGTCGCCCGCACGGGTTTTTAGCTTTTCGACTGTAGGAACCTGCACCTGCGCAGTGCAGCACGTGCAGCAGGCAATCTGACTGCACCCGTGTGCGGGTTAGCGGGTGGCTGCCTACTATGTTGCACAGCAGCCGCACCAAGCGGCGCAGGAGTCAGCATGGCAAGCAAGCAACCCACAGCCCCGCATCCGGGGCGCAAGCGTGTAGACGAGCGGAACCCGCAGATGGTGGTTGAGCTGCTGCGCTACGCAGCGCGGTTCGGCGCAGCCGAGTACGGTGTGCACCCGCGCACGGTAGAGCGCGCCATTGAGCGGCACTACACCGACCATCTGCGCGACGAGCTGGAGGAGGCGAAGGAGCAGGTGGAGCGTCTGCTTGACCAGCAGGACGGCATGGAGCGGCAGGTGGTGCTGCTACAGGCCGAGGCCCACACCGCGCAGCAAGGGTTCATGACCGCCCACGAGCAGGCGATGGACTTGCAGGCACAGCTGGAGGACTTGCGTGACGCGGTGGGTGTGGGCCGCGAGAAGCCCGCGAGCGGCGAGGTGGCCGAGCTACAGGAGCGGCTGGCCGAGGCGATGGTGGCACTGGCTGTGCCCAGCGAACAGCTGTACGCAGTGCAGGCGCTGACGGACTTGGCAGCAGCCACCCGTGCCGTGCACGACGGCGCGGCGCTGGCCGACCTACAGGGCCAGCTGGTGGCGGTGCGCAGGGTGCGGCTGTACCGGGACTGTGGCTTGGTGCAGGCCACCACCGTGCTGGCCGAGGGCGCGTGCGTGTGCACGGCTGACGGGCTGGCGCTGGCAGGGCTGCCCGTTCCCGCTGGTGCGAAGTGAAGCCCGGAGTGAACGTGTCGTGCCCTGCTGCGCTGCACGACGGCAAGGACGAGCGCACGGTGGAGTTCTACTTCCCCAGCCACAGAGACATCGCTGGCCTGCCCACTGGCGGGCTGCTGGGGCTAAGCATCGCCACAGGCGTTCCTACCGTGACGCTCTACCGACTGGACAGCGGTGTGCGCGTGGTCGTGCAGGCTGGAGCGCAGCTCGTGCAGGACGGCAAGGACGGTCGCGTGGTGGAGCATAGTGACCTGTCTGAACTGCTGCGCGCAGCGGTGGACAGCACCGTGGTTGACGGGCTGGACAACAACTCCCTGCGCCAGACCGTGCGCCGGTATGCGCGGGACTTGCGCGGGGATAGCCGCGAGCGGCTGTGCCACGCACTGCGGAACACACTGGCATGGCACTGCGCGCAGGGTGTGCACCCGGATGCGCCCGGATACCACGAGTGGCGCGCGCTGCTCGCAGAACTGGAGTAGCAATATGCCCGAATACGACACGGTTCCCTGTCCGAAGTGTGCCAGCATGGCCACGCAGACCACCAACGAGCGCAGCGGTGCGCTGGGCAGGCCGATGCTGGTGTGGCGATGCCGCACCTGCGGGAAGGTGGCCTACGACAGCGCAGCGCAGCAGCTGCTGTCCCAGCAACGTGCAAAGAAGAACGAACAACAGAAGGAGCAACCCATGGCCGCCGACACCACCACCCAGCCCGCTGTGCAGCCCACCGAGCAGGCACCTGCCACCACCATCGACGCCATCAAGGCACGGGTGCAGGCGCTCCAGAGCCACGCAGGGCGCACGAACTACGCAGGGCAGGTCGTCGCAGACAACCTCGCACTACTGGCCGAGGTGGAGCGGCTACAGCAGGTGCAGCCGAAGCGTGACTACTACGCATCGCTCGGCGCAGCACAGGAGCGCGCCGCCGTGGTGACGTGGCTCCGGGCCTGCGAGGATGAGTCGTGCGTTTTTGCCGACGATATTGCTTCTCAGTTTGCCGCTGAAATCGAACGCGGCGAGCACCGCCGCGAGGAGAAAGAATGACCAACGCCCCGACGACGGTGGAAATCAAGGCTGCGATACGCGCCTTCTCTGGCGACATCCGTTGCTCGCGCGGAGGTGGGCAGACGTGCGCGAAGTGCGCTGACAAGCAAGAATGTTCGGTGTGCTACATCCAGCGACACGGCCGGGTTCTTGTCGCCGCCCTCGCGACCCGAGACGCCACCATCGAGCGCGGCGAGCACCGCCGCGAGGGTGCACCGTGAGCGTGCAGCAGGTGCTGCCGCTGCGCAGGCTGCTGGTGCCCAGCGTGCCAGCACCCACTGCCACGCCTGCACCGCGCAGGCGTGCGGGTACGCCGAACGGTGTGTGCGCGTGCCGCTACGCTGAGGGGCAGGCGTGCAGGCTGCTGGATGGGCGCGCGGGCGATGTGCCGCGCAAGGTAGGCGACCACATCATGCAAGGCGGCACCGACGAGGGCTGTCCGGGGAGGCGGGTATGACCAAGGCGATGGCGGTGCACTGGATGGGCGGCGTGCGTGTGGCGCTGCGGGGTGGCGTGCGGGTGGCCCTGCCACACTACCCTGCGTGCTGCGCAGGCGAGCGCGCGGAACAGCTGGCGAACACGGTGGGCGCAGGCACCTACGTGCGGCACGAGGTTACCTGCCGAACATGCATCGTGCTACTGGAACGCGAACAGGCTGGAGGTGCAACGTGAGTGAGCAGGAAGGACAGCGGCTGCTGACCGTAGATGGCGATGCAGTGGACGAGTGCATGGTGCACGGCACCATCATGCTGGTGCCCGATGGCGCGGGATGGAACGCGGTGGCGCTGGTGCGCGCGGTGGAGCAGCTGCTGGTGCTGTGGGTGTGTGACATGCCCGAGGGCACGATGCTGACCAACGTGTGGCCTCGCTGGCCTGTGTGCTTCCAGACGCGGGAGGAAGCCGTGCAGGTGGCCAGCGTGTGCCTGCGTGGTGCCAAGGTGGGCGAGGTGCTGAATGCGGGCGCATGAGCACGCGCAGCAGGTAGCCACGTGGCTGTCAACCGTAGTGGCGTGGCAGGTGCGCGAGGACGCCTCGGCGTTCGCGCTGGTGCAGGCACTGGCTGAGCGTGTGGAGCGGTGCGAGCACCTGCCCGTGCAGGCGCGCTCGCAGGACGACGGCGTGCCGATGGAGCGCGCACAGCTGGCAGTGCTGGGCGGCACGCCTGCGCGTGCACAGGCTACCCGTGTAGGAGGTGCGTGATGGTGCTGTGGGAACTGGCGCTGCCCGATGGGCTGCGCGTGCAGGTGGAACGGATGGCCAGCGGGCGCGTGCTGTGGCGGCTGTGTGGCGCAACTGGGCGCGCTGAGGTGGTGGGCTGGGCAGCGGACGAGCAGGCGGGCAGACTGTGCGCGGTGCTGTGCTGGCGTGATGCCACGGGGCTGCGCAGCGTGCCGGAAGCGGTGCGCGAGGCTGCACTGCGGGGTGCGGCATGACGCGCCTTCTGGAAGAACGGGCCACGGTGCTGGCGCTGATGCGCGAGCGTGCTGGGGCACCGCAAGAGGCGGCGCTACTGCGCGAGCTTGTCGCCGAGCTACGCGCGCCGCACGTGCAGCCATCGAAGTACGTTGTTCGCACTGTGGAGCGCAGCGTCATGCTGAACAGCGCCTGCATCGTAGAGGTGCACGCTATCAGCACCGAGCCGCGAGGTGGCGATGCTGGGCACGGTGCGCGCACTGCGTTCCGCATCACCGACCATGCAGGCACCTGCTGGCAGGTGGAGGTGGAGGACGACGACGGCGTGCTGCACAGCTTCGAACCGCGCAGTCTGCGGGTGCAGGTGCAGGGCGACGACGAGCAGAGTCAGCTACTGACGGCGATGGGGTTCATCACCGAAGTGATGCTGGAGGCAGGGGTGACTCCTAACTCCTGCGGTGAAACCGAGTAAAAACGAAACAACCCGCCGAAGTGACGGGCTGCTGGCTGCGCTGCTGCGTTCACAGCATGGCGCACAGGTAGTCCAGCATCTCCTGCGTATCGGTGGCGGTCATGTAGCCGCTGGCCTCGCAGGCCAGCACGACACCGATGGCGAACTGCGTCTGCCCGGCATTGGTGCACTCGCACAGGCGAGCCACCTCGGCCTGCACGTTGTTCTCACGGATGAACGTGCGGACGTAGTTGATGCCGCCGAGGATGAAGCGGGAGGGAAGGATATTGTGAATGTTGGTGCTGGTCATTGTGTGCTCCTGCGCTGTGTGTTGCTTGCTGCTGACCCTCACATAGTAACCGCTGGGCGGTTAGGCGCAAGGTGAAGCATGAAGAAAAAAGCAAAGCGCCCACCGAAGTGAGCGCGTGCTGCGCAGGCTGGTGGCCTACACTGCCACGACCGAGCTGGTGGCCAGCGCGAAGGTGCCCGACGCGCGCTGGGTGTGGTTGGAGGGGTTGACCGACTGCACCTGCACGTGCTCCTCGCCACCGATGGTGCGGAAGCCGAGCACCACGAACGTGCCAGCGCGAGCGCCGCGCACAATCTGGCCAGCGGTGAGGGTAGAGGTGGTGGAGGTGGTGGTAAGGTTTTTCATGGTGGTCTCCTGTGGGGATGGTAGGCGGCTGCGCCTTGCTGACACCACTACAATAACCGCTACCCGGTTAGGCGCAAGGGCAACAGTGAAGAAAAGTTCTACATCATACGAAAACACTGCGCGCAGCCAGCTACCCAGCTGCGCACCTGCTGTGCGTAACTGCGCGGGGAAGGTGCGCAGCTGCGCACCCACCCTGCGCAGTGCGTGATAGTGTGGGGCATGGCCAGACCGAAGAAGCTGTCAGAACCGAGGCTTGCCCCGCCGAAAGGCCAGCTGGAAACGCTGCCTGAGCCGCTGCGTCCGCGTGAGAACGAGAACGACCGTGCATACGCTGCGTTCCTGCTGTGGTGCATGAGCACGCCTGACGAGCGCAGCAAGCGGCTGATAGGTAGTGCGCTGGGGTGCGGCGATGCGAACGTGCGCCTGTGGGCGTCGAACCACGCATGGGAGCGCCGCATGGTGCAGGTGCCGAACGCCGAGTGGGAGGCACTGCGAGCCTACCGTGCGCTGATGGACTTGCAGCCGGGCAGCACCAAGATGGCAGCGATGCGGCTGGCGATGGATGTGGTGCTCGACCGCGCAGGCTTCGCCAGCATCCGGCACCAAGTGGCTGCCGAGCGCAACGGTGTGGGCACGCAAGGCGTTGACCTCACAGTGCCTCCACCGCCACCACCGCCTGCACCCGTGGCAGCGCCAGCTGCGCCCGATGCGCCAGCGCAGCCTGCGCAGAAGCAGAGCGAGCACACCACCACAGCGTTCCGCACACCGCTGTCGGACAACGAGCTGACCACGCTTGACCCTGCCGCCTACATGCGCAAGCTGCGCACCCGCGTGCTGGAAAACCACCTGCGTGACGAGGATGTGCGCAGGCAGATACTGCTGATTGACGCCACGCTGGGTCTGATTGCCAAGAAGGTGCAGAGCGGCGAACTGCGCGTGCAGGTGTCCGACATCCCGCAGCTGCTGAAAGCGCGCGCGCTGCTCACCGGGTTGCCCACCGAGCAGGTGGCGTTGGCTGCGCAGGTGCAGGTGCAGCACACGCATGAGGTGGTGCAGGAGAGCGCGCGCATGGCCGACGCTCGCAAGCGTGGCGGAAGCGCACTGCTGTCTGCCATGCAGGACGAGGTGGCAGAGCTGGGCACCATCCTGCGGGCGGTTCCGCGCACGCAGGTGCTCGACGTGGAAGCGGAGGACGCAGAATGAGCCGCATCGCACTGCCACCCGGTGCCATTGTCGAACACGGCGCAGGCGTTGCCCCTCCGGGGCTGGAGGACACCCTGCTGGGCGAGCAGACGGTCGGTGGCCCACTGGCTGCGCAGGACGTTCGCATGTTCCTCGACCGCGCCACGCTGGAGCACCTGCTGGACGTAGCGCGCGCCAGTGTGGTGGGCCGCGCTGTGCTGCACGGGGTCGGTGTGCGCGTGCGCAGCTGGCGCGGTGGCGATGGGCACGTGTACCACACGTGGACGCTGGTGAGCCACCCGCCGCAGGCCGAGCGCGCAGCCTTCGGGCCTACCAAGCGCAAGCCGTGACCACACCTGTGCCGCTGTTCGTTGAGCTGTGCGCAGGCACCGCTGCGCTGTCGCTGCGCCTGCACGACGCGAAGTGGAAGCCACCCATCAGCAGGCAGGGCGGGAAACAGAACTACGCCGACGCCACGCTGCGCGCGCTGGGCCTGACACCCGGTCAGCGCGCGCTGCGCTACGTGTGGGCCGAGCCGGATGCTGGTGCTGGCCTGCTGCTGGCAAGCTACGCCGACCCGGCGATGTGGGCAGCGGCTGCCGATGTGCTCACGGGGTGGCAGCGCGAGCAGCCGCGCGCGCTGTGGGAAGCCCTGCGTGCCGAGGCTGCGCCAGTGCAGGCCACGCCGCGAGCACTGGCGCGGCACGTGCTGCTGGAGGGCTGGAGCCTGTGGGGCACGATGTACCGTGGCCCCGGTGCCAGCAAGCTGGGCACAGTGGCGGTCACGCTGCCCGGCCTCGTGAAGCGCCTGCACGTGCAGCATGACGCGCTGCCCGCCACGGTGCACACTGACGCGCGTGAGGTGCCTGCGCAGGCTGGAGCGGTGGTGTACCTCGATCCGCCCTACGTTGGAACCGCTGGCTATGCGCACGAGCTGGAGCGCGCTGAGGTGGTGCAGCTTGCGCTGCGCTGGGCTGCTGCGGGCAGCGTGGTGGCGGTGGCCGAGGCTGAGCCGCTTCCCGAGCTGCTGGCTGCTGGCTGGCACGCGCAGGAGCTGACGTGGGCGCGCGAGGGCGGCAGGCGAGGGCGAGCGTACAGCGCGCAGAAGCGCGAGTTCATCACCAGCAACGTGCAGCCGCACCATCCCGGCAGGCCGACGCGACCGCTGCTGCCCGCGCTGGCAGCCAACCGAGGCAGGAGGGTTCTGTAGTGGCACGCGACAGGCTGACCGAGCTGGAGGCACCGACCACGCGCGTGGTGGACACGCTGTCCGAGCAGTACCCACTGCTCGGCATCGCGCTGCGCCACCATCGCAGCACGCGCGGCGACCCGCTCACGTTCAAGGACAAGCCCTACCTGATCGAACTCTACTGCGATGCGCCACGCATCGACGGGTTCGACGCCATGAAATGCGTGCAGGTAGGCTGGAGCGAACTGCTGGTGCAGCTGGCACTGGAGCGCGCTGGCTGGGGTGGCCGCATCTGCGCCTACGTGCTGCCCAGCTTTCAGCTGCGTGACCGCTTCGTGCAGCGCCGCATCCACCCGCTGCTGGAGCAGGTGCCCGCCTACGCTGCCAAGCTGACGCACGGGGACATCGGCAGCGTGCGCCACAAGCGATTCGGCAAGGGCGCGCTCCTTTTTTTGGGTTCCAACACCGTCAACGACTTCATCGAGTTCAGCGCCGACACGCTGGTGGTGGACGAGTACGACCGCTGTGTGCAGGAGAACCTCGCTTTCGCACGCGACCGACTGCGCGCCAGCCAGCACCCGCAGCTGTTCCGCATCGGCAACCCCACACTCCCGCGTGAGGGCATCGCTGGGCTGTACGACCAGAGCGATGGGCGCAAGTGGCATCACCAGTGCGGGCACTGCGGCGAGCGCCAGCCGTTGGACTGGCTCGCCAACGTGGTGGACAGGAACACGGCTGGGCGCTGGGTGCTGCGCGACACTGCCAGCGAGGTGACGGGCACCGTGCGCCCGGTGTGCCGCAAGTGTGGCAAGCCGTTCGACCGGGTGGCCAATGGTGGCCAGTGGGTTGCCGAGCGCCCCACGCAGCACCGACGCGGCTACCAAATCAGCCGCCTCGATGTGCTGTCGCAAGACCTGCGCCCGCTGTGGGCGGAGTGGCTGGAGGCGCAGGGCAGCGGCACCAAGCTGGTGGCGTTCTATGCCTCGGTGCTGGGGATGCCTTACGCGCCCGAAGGCAGCGCAGTCACGCAGGAGATGCTGATGCGCGCAGCCATCGGCGACCCGCTGGACGAGGGCGGTGACCCACGCTTGGCACGTCAGCAAGTGGTGGCTGGCATCGACGTAGGCAGTCGCGCGCTGCACGTTGACATCTGCGTGGTGGAGGCACGCGCCGAGGACGAGCGCAACGTGCGGCGCGGTCGCTGGACGGGCGAGGTTGGCACCTTTGAGGAGCTGTACGACCTGCTCGTGCGCTACCACGTTGACATCGCTGTGGTGGACGCGAGGCCCGAGACGCGGGCTGCACAGCAGCTGCGTGACCGCTGCGCGGAAACGGGTGTGTGCGATGTGTGGCTGTGCCAGTTCCACGCCACCGACCGGGTGGGGGCACAGGACTACGGTGTGCGCCTTGACTACGACCGGAAGCTGGCCACCGTTGACCGTACCCAGCTGCTGGACGCCACGATGGAGGACACACGTGTGGTGCCTGCGCGCCGCACGTGGCCCGAGGACGTGTGGCGGGTCAAGGGCTGGGCCGACCAGATGCAGGCACCGAAGCGGGTGCTGAACGAGAGCGGCACCCGCTACCTGTGGAGCGAGGGCACTGCCGACGACCACTACCGTTTCTGCGATGCGTACAGCCGTGTCGCCATGGACTTACTCACAGGACAGGGAGCATACCTTGGGTGACCTTGGAACGACGATGGTGCTGGGCCAGCTGCTGGAGCAGCACCCCGAGCTGGCAACACTGGTGCAGCGCGCGACACCCGTGGAGCAGCGCGCGCTGGTGGTGGCGCTACGTGCCGCCTACGACGCAGGCGCGGAGCAGTCTGACCAGCGCACGGGCAGGCTGATGGCGCGCATCTTCGGCGGGTTCGTGGGCGTCACGCCGGGGTGTGACCAGCAGGTGCAGCAGGAGGCACCCCGTAGCAGCCTCGCCGGGTTCGTTCGCTTGCTGGGCGGTGCCGTGCGATAGTGGGGCGTGCGCGGTGCGCGGGAGGTTCTGATGGCCGAGTTCAAGCTGGTGCCGATGACGAGTGTGCAGGTGGGCCGCAGTGCGCCTGCTCCGCAGGCAGGCGGCTGGCTGTCAATGAAGCAGGCCCGCCCGCCGAGCGCACGCGAACGGCTGGGGTTCACGCAGGCGTTCGACTCGCCACCCGGTGGGTTCTACGGTGGCGCTGGGCACTACAGCTTCTACACCGTGCATCGCAACCTGATGCCGATTCAATACTGGCAGCTGTACCGAAGCTCGCCGGATGTGCGCGCGTGCGTGGACAGCATTGTGCGCCGGGTGGCCACGTGGGACTGGTACATCAAGCCCACCACCGACCCGCGCCACACTGAGGAGTTTTCGGCGCTGACTGGCTACGCGAAGCAGGCGCGTAACTGGCTGGCAGTACCGAACCGTAACGGCGAAACGTGGCAGGAGGTCATGACCAAGATGGTCACCGACCTGCTCATCTACGACGCAGGCGTGCTGGAGCTTGCATCTGGGTCACGTGGCGAGCTGCAAGAGCTGGTTCCGTGGCTTGGCAGCACGTGGTTCCCCGTGACCGACGAGCACGGGGTGCTACTGCGCTACGAGCAGGAGCGCGAGGTGGGCACGCCAGTGCAGACGCCTGCACAGGTCATCCCCGTGCCGCCCGAGCGGCTGGCATACTTCTCGCTGTTCAAGAACACCCGGTCGAACCTCGGGCTTCCGCTGCTCGACACCATCATCAACGAGTGCATCACCACGCTGCTGGCCAGCGAGCACGCCATGCTGTCGCTGGACGCTGACGAGATTCCGCCCGGCCTGCTGGTGCTGGGCGGGGTGGCAGGCGCAGCCGCCGAGCGTGCGCGCGCCGACTTGCAGGTGTTGCGTGGGAAAGACCAGAAGCTGCGCGTGCTCACCAGCCCGCAGGCTGGTGGCATTGACGCCAAGTGGATTGAGCTTCGGCGCACCTCGAAGGACTTGCAGCTGCTGGAGGTGGTGGACAACATGCGCCGCATCATCTGGCGCGTGTTCGGCGTTCAGCCTGTAGAACTTGGTGAGAGTGAGGGCGTCACCCGCGCCACCGCGCACGTTCAGCTGGATGTGTCCAGCAGCCACCTGCTCACCCCGATTCTGGAGCTGGTGCAGGCGCGCATCAACACGCAAATCCTGCCGCGCCTGCTGCCGCGCGAAGCCGTGGGCAAGGTGGTTTTCGCGTTCGACCGCGAGCAGCCGTTTACCCCGCAGCAGCGCCTCCAGCTGGCGCAGGCCAGCGAGGTGCTGGTGAAGCGTGGCGTCATGACCGTCAACGAGGTGCGCGCCGACCTCGGCCTGCTGCCCGTGGATGGCGGGGACATCCCCACGGTGGACACGAATATGGGGCCGATGCCGCTGGCACAGCTGGTCAACGGACAGGCACCCGCGAACACCTACGCAGCCGCCAACGGCACCACGGACGGCGCTGCCACCAGCGACGCGAACACGGCTGCACCGCTGGTGAAGGCGGTGGGTGACACTGACCCAACGAACTTCCCGGCAGCAGGCCAGAACAAGGCTGTCAGCCTGCGGAACAGCCAGTGGGAGCTGTTCGACGTGGACTACGCCGAGGCGCTGCGCAAGGACTACCCCAGCATCTGGCGCAAGGGTGGCAACGTGCGCGGAAACAGCCAGTATGCCAAGCTCCTGCCCATCGTGCAGCGGGGTGGCAGCATGGCACCGCGCGATGGGACGGAGGAGGGAGCCATCCGGCTGCGTGAGGCGTGGGTGGCAAGGCACGCAGGCGACCACCTGCTGGCTGGGGTGGTGGCTCAGGTGAAGTGGCTGGCGGTGGGCGACCGTGGCGAGCGGCACATGAAAGACCTGCTCGATGCGGAGAAAGCCAAGGTGGACGCCAACCGTGCAGCAGGCAGCGTAGACGACGCCCACGAGCTGCACCAGTGTGGCGAGCACTGCGAGCACAGCAGGCAGGGCCGAGCTGTGTGGGGTGACGCTGTGCAGCTGCGCGCTGCGCTGTCACGCGCCGAGGTGAACGAGTGGCTGCCCAGCGACTGGCAGCCTGCTGGTCGCTTCGCTGGTATGCGCACGCTCAACCTGCGCGCACTGGCCGAGGTGGTGGCCGAATACAACCTCGCCGTCGCAGAGCTGTACGACCGCGCCAGCGCGCTGGTGCAGGCCAGCGTGGCGGCGTCCTACGGTGCTGACGGTGTGCTGGACATCGCAGAGGCGGGTCGTGCGCAGGTGCAGGTGGAGGCCGAGCTGGACAAGCTGGTGGCCGACTGGTCAGCACGCACTGAGCCGCTGTACCTGCGCGCCGCCAAGCTGGGCCACGACGCTGCGGAGCGGTTCACGATGGCACCCGTTGACACGCAGTGGCGCACCAACGCACGCACCTACTGGCAGGAGGCGATGGGGTGGCTCGCGCAGCCCAGCGGGCTGGTGGGTACGCTGCGCACCCGGTGCCGCGAGGTGCTCAACCGCGCCACGCTGGTGCAGCGCAGCCGTGTGACCGACGTTGACCCCAGTGACACGATGGACGAGGTGGTGCAGGTGGTGCGCGACACGTTCACCGCGCAGGCCGCACGCATTGATAACTGGAGCGGGCTGCTGGTAGGCTTGTCGAACCGCGAGCTGACCGATGCGCTGGACGCCACGGTAACCACGGTGAACGAGCAGCCCGTCGAGTGGTGGGTTGAGTGGGTGAACGCGGGTGGGCGTAGCTGCCCGACCTGCGATGCCGAGGGCGCGCAGGGCTTCGTGCGGCTGGGTGACCTACAGCGCCGCCCCGGCGAGGACACGCTGTGCCTCGGTCACTGCCGCTGTGTGCTGGTGTTCTGGACGGGTGCCGAGGTGGCCAACGGCAGCGCCGTGGCGCTGTCTGCACTGGCTCCGGGCGGAGGCGAGGGTTGATGCAAAGCCAGCATGGTGGTAGAACACCCCAGACGCTGCGAGGCGCACCAAACCGACCGGAGAGTATGCCATGCGCGTGACCGTCCCTGTGGGTAACACCGAGCACCACATCGACCTCCGTTACACGGGCGACCGTGACGGGAAACGAGTGTGGGCTGGGCGGTGCCGCCTGCCGATGCAGGGTGTGTTTTCCGGCGCGCTGGTCGTGCAGCGGGATGCGCCAGCTGCACCCGGCGCAGGTGCGGCTGCACGTATGGCTGGTGGCGAAGCTGATGCCGCGCGTCCGATGGTGCTGGAGGGCATCGCCAGCAGCACCAGCGTGGACTGGCACGGCACCGAGATGACCCGCGAGGCGCTGGATGCGATGGCGCTCCAGATGGCCGCTGGTGTTCCGTATGTGCCTGCGCACAACGACGACGAGTGGATGGACGTGATGGGCCGCACCGTGGAGGCCCGCGTTGAGCAGGGCATGGTGGTGCGCGACGGCGGAACCAAGGGGCAGGCGGACGGCTATCGGCTGGCTGTGCGCGTGGAGCTGTACCCCGACCACCCGAAGGCGCAGGCGCTGATGCAGGCGGTGGAGCGCGGGCAGGTGGTGGGCATGAGCATCGGTGGATGGTTCACCGACGCCGAGGTGACCACCAACGAAAATGACGAGGTTGACCGCATCTTCATCAAGGCGGTGGAACTCGACCACCTTGCTGTGACGCGCCGCCCCAGCAATCCGGACAGCTGGATCGGTGGGCTGCACCGTAGCACCACGCAAGCGTTCAGCGCCGCGCGCGCGCTTCCCCAGCACGCGCTGGAGAGCGCAGCTGCACGTGCTGCCGCCAACCTCGGCGGGCTGGTGCAGCGCGATGCTGTGACGGTGGTGGTAGGCGACGACGACGCTGACGAGGCTGAAACCGAGGCCAACGGCACCGTCGCCGAGGGCGATAGCTGTCCGGTGGCTACGCAGGACATCCCCACCAACCTCGCCAACAGGCAGCACGCGATTGACCGTGCTGGCTATGGGCCAGCCAACCCTGACAACCCCGGTGACTTCTGGGACAAGAAGGCGCAGGCGTGGCAGGCCACGGTGGAGGAGGCTCGCAGCATGGTGTGCGGGAACTGCTCGCTGTTCAACACCACCACCAAGGTGCAGAACTGCATCACGCAGGGCATCGGTGGCCCGGATGCCGCCGAGGTGGAGCGCGAGGGCGCGTTCGGCTTCTGCGAGGCGTTCGACTTCAAGTGTAGCGCGAAGCGCACCTGTGCGGCGTGGGTCGTGGGCGGCCCGTTCGATGATGCCAAGGCCGAAGCGGCTGCCGCAGCCACCACCACCCCCAGCACGGAGCAACCGATGGCAACCGACGAGAGCGCAACCGAGGCGGCTGCCACACGTGGCACCTTCCTTGACGCACCTAACTACCGCTACAGCAACATCGGCACGCAGGTGTGCAACCGCTGCGAATACTACACGCGCGACGGCTGGTGCAAGAAGTTCGGGTTCGCCGCTCACCACGAGTACGTCTGCGATGCGTACCAAGTGGGCACCACTGACGACATCATGGCGGGCGGTGCGCCGGGGCACGCGCCCGCCACGCAGGCCGAGGCCGACGCAGAGAACGCGGAGCGCACTGCCAGCGGAAACACGCAGTTCCCGCTGGCACCGGAAAACACCCCGTGGAGCTGGGATGCCAGCGATGCAAATGCAGTGCTGGGCGACCCGCCGAACTGGCGGCGCTTCGCAAGCGTACACGCATGGTACGACGAGAGCGCACCCGAGGTGCGTGGCAGCTACAAACTGGCGTTCGCCAAGGTCATCGACGGCAGCATCCACATCGTGTGGCGTGGGGTAGCCGCCGCGATGGGCGCGCTGCTGGGCGCACGTGGCGGAGTAGACCTGCCTGCCGACGAAAAAGAGGCGGTGTACCGTAAGCTCACCGCGCTCTACGCACGATTCGACAAGGAACCACCCGCCTTGCGCTCGGGTGATACGGGGCTTGACAACGCTGGCTCGCAGGGTTCTACTGCAACCAGCCAGTCAGACGCCGCTGTAAGCGCAGAACTGCCATCAACCACCAGCGAGGAAAACGCCATGACTGACAACAGCAGCACGGCGACCGACACCAAGCGCCTTGACAGCATGGAGCGCGCCATCGGCGAACTCCACGGTGCCATCGGCAAGCTGGTGGAGCGTGTCGCCCCGACCACCACCGAGAAGGACGAGGCCACCACCCTGCGCGAGCAGCTGGAGGCTGCGAATCGCAAACTGGAGCGCGCGCTGACCGCCGCTGGCCGCGCTGGCGTGGCTCACAGCCCGCACGCTGCGCGCCACACCGATGTCGGTGGCCACGCGCCCCTCATCCGTTCCGTCGAGCGCACGCTCGGCACCGACAGCGCGCTGGTGCAGGTCGCCCGCGCACAGGCCGAGCGCCGCGACAGTCACAAGCTCCAGTCCCGCGCTGAGCTTGAGACTGACCTGCGCAGCCTGCTCACCGCCGCCTTCGCCGACGGCATCATCAACGACACCTTTGGGGAGGTCTGAGCCATGTCGAACCTGACCGTCTGGGCTGGGCTTGACCCCGCCCGCCGTGGGGCGTTCGAACGCTCCATCAACGTGAGCAACGCTGGCACCAGCCTTGTTCAGAACTTCACCAACCGCATCATCCAGCAGCTCTCCATCCGTGAGTTCGGCGCGCTCGGCACGATGGATCGCAAGCCCGGTTCCGGCTCGGCTGCCATCATCAACCGCCGCACCGCTGGCGCGATGGCGGTGGCGGACGTGTGGGTGGCGGACACCGACTCGGTCGTGGAGAGCACTGGCAGCTATGCGCAGGTGTCGTTCACCTACGCGACGCTCGCCACCCGTGGCAAGGTGACCCGCAAGATGCGCGCGCGTGGACGCTCCTACATCGACATCCTCGCTGAGGAAATGATGCAGAAGGCCGACGACTTCAACGAGTCGCTGGAGTCCGCGATCTTCATCGGCGACAGCGGTGCCAGCGGCGACGCCAACATGATGAACGGCCTGCTCACGCTGATCAACGCGGTGTCGGGGCAGGTGGTTGCCCAGACCTCGGCTGGCGCTGGTGGCTCGCTCACCCTCGTCAAGCTGGACGAAGCCATCGACGCGGTGCGCGGTGCGGGCAACCGTTCCGACCTCGTCATCTACGGCTCGTTCAAGGGCATCCGCAAGCTCAACGCCGCCTTGCAGGCGCAGCAGCAGTTCATCAACGAAACCGAGATCGCGGCGGGCTTCCGCGTGCGCACCTACGACGGCGTGCCCATCGTGGTGTCCACGGGTATGCGCGACGACCTCGGCTGGTCGGGCAGCGCCATCACCAAGCTCTCCGGTGAGGTCACCAACCCCACCACTGCGCTGGTGGTCGTCAACAAGCGTCACGCCTACCTCGAAGAGCTGACGCCCATGACGATGATGCCGCTTGCGACCACCGATTCCCAGTTCGACCAGTTCGACATCTACTGGGACGGCGCGGTGGTGCTCGCGAACTCCAAGGGCGCGTCCGTGCTCGCTGGCATCAGCGCCAACGCCTAACGGCTGCCCACAGGGCAAACGGGCACCCGTCACGGCTTGCGCTGTGGCGGGTGCCTCGCTTTTTAGGGTGCACAGTGGTGGTGCGCAGCTGCGCGGGTGGTGCGCAGTAGCCCGCGCAGCGTGATACAGTCCCGGCTGGAGGCCAGACTATGAGCGCACTACTGGAAACCCCGCCTGACGCCACGGCTTATCGGCACGTGGTGCGCCGCTACGACAAGGATGCTGACCACGGGGACGCGCAGCCCATCGCGTTCGCAACCTACACCGAGGCCACCGACAGCCGCGCCATCGAGATGGACGGCGTGGTGGCGCACACCCTGTTCCTCGCCAGTGACGAGGCGTTCCAGCGCGCTGTGCGCCTCGGCTGGCAGGACGCTACTGCCGCGTGGATGCAGAAGCTGGAGGACGCCAAGCCGAAGCTGACCACGCCCAGCCAGCGCGCCATTTTCGCCGCGCTGACCGACGAGTGGCAGGACAAGGGACAGCTCGTGCGCACCAGCGGCATCACCGACAGCGAGTGGCGCACCACCATCCGGCTGCTGGAGGAGAAGGGGCTGGCAGCGTGCAACCTGTCTGCGCGGGAGCGGCGCAAGGCGCACGAGCGTGGGAACGCTGGGTATCGCTATCGGCGTGGCCCGCGCGCAGGTGAACTCGATGGCGTCTGACCTGACCAGCACGGTGCGCTGCAAGCGGGTGCTCGGCATCCCCACAGGCGTGACCATTCACGACGCGCTGCTGGACGACTTGGTTGCCGTGGCAGACCAGCAGGTGCTGGCGTATTGCGGCATGGCGGCGCTGACGTCCACCACCGTCACCGAGGTCTACGACATTGAGCAGGTGGGCACCACCGAGCTGTCGCTGCGCCAGTTCCCGGTGGCCAGCGTGGCAGCAGTGCAGGCTGCTGGTGCAACGCTGAGCGCAGCCGCATGGTACATCGACAAGCTGCCCGGCACCCTGCGCCTAACGGGCAGCGGGCAGTTCTTCCCAGCTGGGCGGCAGCAGGTGTCGGTGACGTACACATACGGTTTCAGCACCGTGCCTGCCGACCTCCAGCACGCCGCCACGCTGTGCGCGGTGGCCGAGTTCAACCGTGCGCGCCACGCTGGCATGAGCAGCGAGGGCATGACCGGGTATCGCTACTCGCTGGACAGCAGCGCGATGCCGCCTGCTGCGCTGGCCATCCTTGCGCGCTACGTGCGCATCTTTCCCAAGGACGCGACAAGCTGATGCGCTGGCTCGTTACAGGTGGAGCGGGCTTCATCGGCCAGCACGTGGTGCAGCGGCTGGTGCGGCTACACGGTGCGCAGAACGTGCACGTGCTCGATGCGCGCACCCGTGCAGCCACTGGGTGGCACGCGGTGAGCAAGTCGCTGGGGCAGCAGCTGCGGCTGGGCGACGTGTGCTCGCCTGACGAGGTGCTGGCGACTATCGTTGCTGCGCAGCCTCACATGGTTCTGCACCTCGCTGCGCAGAGCCACGTTGACCGAAGCCTGCGCGAGCCGAACGAGGCGATGGCTGTGAACGCCTACGGCACGCAGGTGGTGGCCACAGCGTGCGCTGCTGCGAACGTGCCGATGGTCTACTGCTCCACGGACGAGGTGTATGGCCCTGCGCTGATGCTGGGGCGTGTGCCCACAGCGTTCAGCGAGCAGGCGAAGCTGCACCCGTCCAGCCCCTACAGTGCAGGCAAGGCAGCGGGCGAGCTGGCAGTGCAGGCGATGGGCCACAGTGCTGGCCTGCGCTATGCCATCACGCGCGGGTGCAACGCTTGGGGAACGGGTCAGCTGGCAGAGAAGCTGATGCCCATCGCGTGCAGCCTGCTGAACCGTGGCGAGCCTGTGCCGCTGCACGGTGGCGGGCAGCAGCTGCGCCAGTGGGTGGCAGCACCGGAGTTCGCGTCGGCGCTGGTGCAGGTCGGCACGTGGCTGCACGACGGCGACATCACCAGTGGAACGGTGCTCAACATCGCTGGGCCAACGGTGTGCAGTGTGGCCGAGCTGGTGCAGGCGCTGGCCGAGGAAGCTGGGGTGCCTGCCGAGCACGCCATGCGCTACACCACCCAGCGCCCCGGTCAGGACGCCGCCTATTGCATCGACGGCACCAAGCTGTCCGAGCTGGGCTGGCAGGCCGAAGCCGACATCCTCGATCCGAAGCACCTGCGCGCCATGCTTGCGCACTACGGCTCCGACACACCCGTTCACCTCGCGCCCTTCGTGGAGTCCATTCATGCGTCAAAATGACTTGGTGGGCGTTCTGCCCACCGCTGACCAGCTGGCTGCTGTGCAGCAGAGCCTGCACTACGCTCGCCACGTGCTGCTGATGGACGTCGAGGACAGCGCCAAGCTGCCGCCCGTGGGGCGTGGCCGCGCTGTGGCTGGTGCCGCTGGCTGGCGAGCGCACATCGGTCGAGCCACCGTGGTGGTCGGCACGGATGCGCAGCTGGCCGAGCTTCTGCACGACCTGCGCAGCGCGGTGGTGGCTGTGGTGTGTGGCGAGGCGGGCGCGGCTGCGGAACGTGTGGCGGCACTGGGTGCCACGCACGAGGCGCACATCGTGCATCTGGGCGCGGAGCCACTGCGCATCATCGTGTCGGATGCTGGGCAGGTTTCGGTGCAGGCGTGGGATGGGGAGTGGCGCTCGCTGGTCACGGTGGTGACCGCTGCGCCCGAAGCAGCACGCAAGAAGCGCCGCGCTGCCGCCGAGCAGCTTCCGCCTCCGCCGTCCGAAGTGGTGCTGCCTGCGGACTCAGTCCCCAGCCCCACCGAGGCACAGCCGACAACCGCTCTCAGCGGCGATCTGGGCGCGTTGAGCGGCTCACCCGTGGTAGCGCCTACCCCGACCGATGAAACCGCCCCAGAGGGCGAGACAGCGCAGCCCGCGCAGGAGCAGTGATGCACAGCACCGTCATGGACTGGCTCAGCCAGATGAAGCTCAACCACCCCAGCCTGTTCGCCGCTGGCGCGCGTGTGCTGGAGTACGGCAGCAGGGACATCAACGGCAGCCCGCGCCGCCTGTTCCCCGCGCCCAGCTACTACCTCGGCATCGACGCCTACGCAGGCGCAGGCGTTGACGTGGTGGGCATCGCGCACGAGCACCCTCCCGAGGGTGGCCCCGTGGATGTGGTGGTCAGCACGGAAATGCTGGAGCACGACCCGTTCTGGGAGGAAACCTTGCGTGCAGCTGCACAGCACCTGCGCCCCGGTGGCCTGCTGGCGTTCACCTGCGCCAGCAAGCTGCGACCCGAGCACCACTTGGAGGACAGCCCGACACCCGGCTACTACGGAGGGCGCGACCCTGACGAGATGCTGGCCGTGCTGCGTGCTGCCTGCGAGTGGCGGCAGCTGGATGGTGGGCTGGCTCGGCAAGGGCTGGACACGATGGTGTGGGGCATCAAGGCATGATCGCCAGCAGTGCCAGCCGCTACTGGACATTCGCGCGTCGAACCGCCTACGTGCTGGAGGCCACAGCAGCGGCAGCGAGTCTGACGCCTGCGCGTGCGCTGGCTGGTGCTGCGTTCGTGCAGGTGACTGTGGCGGGTGGCACCACTGGCAGCGGCACCGTGTCGCTGACGGGTACTGCACCCGGTGGTGGCGCGTTGTCCGAGGTGCTGACGTTCGCGGCGAATGGCACGCAGGTGACTGCCAAGCGGTTCGCCACTGTGACCGCCATCGCCACGACCGGGCTGGCGAACGAGGCCGCTGTGCCCACCGTGGCGGTGCAGGCGGTAAGCGCAGACGGGACTCCCCAGTTCATGCAGGTGGAGGTGGCTGCCGACCGCCCCGTGGTGGTGGGCTGGACTGGCCCGTTCGACTACCCGGCAGCCACGCAGGGCACGCAGGAACTGGACGGCTCCATCACGCTGGTGGACTACGAGGAAGTGTGGTGCCCGCGAGTGGACGACCTGTGCACCGAGGCAGCCACGGGTGAGGTGTGGGTGGTGCGTGGCGTGCGCGAGGTGCGCGTGGGGTTCGGCGTGCGCCCACACCACTGGCAGCTACGGTGCAGCCGTTACACCACCTAACCGCAGAGCGTGATACCCTCGCTGCACCCACACAACACGCCCGAGAGGCGAGGGAGAGCGACGATGCGGTACGACGACGAGAACGGTGCGCTGGTGATTGTGCCCACGATGGGCGACCCGGCGCTGGTGCTGCCCTGCGTGCAGCGGCTGATCACCTGCACGCAGGTGGACAAGTGGCGGCTGATGCTGGTGGTCAACCCGCGCGCCGAGCTGGTGGAAAACGGCACCATCGAAGCCCTGCGCCAGCAGGTGCAGGCGGTGGCCGAGCTTGCCTGCGCCACCAGCCCGCAGCAGGTGACGATGGAGTGGGTGCAGCTGGATGGCCCCGCTGGCTGGACTGGCGCTGTGAACGCTGGCGTGCGCGCGGCGCTGAACGGCGAGGGCTTGCCCAGCAACGTGGTGGTGATGAACGACGATGTGCGCGTGACCCCCGGCTGGCTGCACCGAATGCACGGCGCGCTCACCACCAGCGACATCAAGCTCCAAGGCGAGGTCGCCGGGTATGGCCCGAACTCGCCTGCGCACCCTGTGGCGAACTACGGTCGCATCGGCATGGTCGGCCCTGTGTCGAACGTGGTGGCTGGCGTGCAGTGCGTGCGCGCGCCCGATGTGAAAATGGGCAACGGCAGCGCCTTCACCGCTGACGCTGACGCCATGCTTGACCAGTTCGCTGGGAACTACGCCGAGCAGAACGGCTGGACGCCGATGGCAGCCAGCTTCCTGTCTGGTCTGTGCGTGCTGTACGCGCGCGACTGCCTCGTAGACCTGCTGGAGCAGCATGACGGGCAGCCCTGCCTCGTGCGCCCGCAGTACCGGGTGGGCGGCTACGACGACAACGACATCGCCATGCGTGCTCAGCTGCTGGGCTGGCGCATGGCCATCGCGACGAACTGCTACGTGCATCACCTCGGCCACCAGACGCTCGACGCGCACTACCCGGAGGCACAGCGTGGGATGGCCAACCTGCCCACCTACCTGCGCACGTGGGAAGCCTACACCAACCGCGAGCAGAAGCTGATGGCAGTGTGGCGCGTGCGCTGGAGCACACCCTACGACCTCGCCATGTTCCGGCAGTCGGTCATTCGCACCGCGCAGCTGGCGGACGGGTTGGCGGTGCTGGCCACTGGCAACCCCGCCGAGGTCATGCAGAGCGACGAGTGGCAGCTGGGCAGGCTGCCGCCGCCCGAGGCTCAGCTGGTGGCAACGTGCAGCGGTGCTGCGCCCGAAGCCATCGCCGAGGCGCTGCGCGTGTACCTCGGTCAGCTGGTGGAGCTGGCTGGGCTTGCGCACCCGGTGCAGGTGGCCGCAGACGTGTGGCAGGGCGAGTGGAACGAGCGCAACGAGCGCAACGCCAGCATCGCGCTGGGGCTTGGGATGAACCCTGACTGGATGATGTCGGTTGACCACGACGAGGTGGTGGAGGAGCGCATTGACCGCGCGCACGTGCAGCGCCTGCTGCGCAACCCCGACCCGCTCGTGCAGCTGTACGACGTTGGCTGGGCGAATCACTGGGACACGCCGCGCCTGTCCCGCGTGGACGCACCGTGGTGCGCGCCTGACTACCGTAGCTCCATGCGCGGGTTCCGCATCTGGCGCGTCACGCACCCCAGCACGCAGCAGGTGCAGGCAGGCAACGCCATCGGTCTGCACTGTGGCAACGTGCCCGACGCAGGCGAGAACGCCAAGCGGGTGGCGGCGTTCCGCTTCCGTCACTACGGGTACATGAGGCCGCAAGACCGCGTTCGCAAGTGGAAGCGGTACAACCAGCTCGACCCGCAGCCTGACAGCGTGCTCACGCAAGGCAGCACCAAGGGCGCGGGCAGCTACGACCACCTCGTGCGCGAGGAGGGGATGCAGCTGCAACCGTGGCAGCCCGCCAACGGCATCGGCTTCACCATGCTGTACCACGCAGGCGAACAGCTGTTCGACCTGCACCGCCACCTCGATGCAGTGTACGCACTGGCCGACAACATCGTACTCGTGTGGACTGGCCCTGCTGGCACTGAGCCAGACGAGGACACCAAGTACGTGGCCGAGCGGTACGGGGTGGAGTGGGTGTACCACCCGCTGAACGACGACCTCGGCACCGCCCGAAACGCTGGCGTGGACAGGCTGCGCGAGCACGGGTGCACGTGGTGCCACGTGATGGACGCGGACGAAAGCTACGAAAACACGTTCAACGCGCTGATCGCGCTGCGCCGCATGGCCGAGTGCACGGACAGCTGGGCGTGGATGTTCCGGTTCCGTAACTGGCGCGCGGACGGGCAGTGGAACTGGAGCGAGAACACCCGCATGTTCCGCCTTGATGGCGGCATCCTTCGGTTCAACCTGCGCGTTCACGAAACGCTGGAGCAGGGCATGGCCGAGCTGGGGCGGCGCGGCATCCACCCGCAGGTGCGCTATGCGCCCTTCACCGTTGACCACCGTGGCCTCGCGGGTGGCCCGGAGGCCATGCAGCGCAAGCTGGAGCGGTACACTCGCCTGCTGATGATGCAGCTGGCCGACGAGCCGCGCAGCCCCGGTGCGTGGGTGTCGCTGGGCCTCCAGTATGGCAACGACGGCAGGGGCGACGAGCAGTGGGCCTGCTACGAGGCAGCCATGCGATGCGCTGGCACGGGCTACCTGCCCTTCCGGGAGGCGGCGCTGTACCACCTGCGCATCGCGCGCACGCTGGTGACCCACAGCCGTCAACGGCTGGTGCCGGGCCACACGCTGCACGGGCAGGTGCTGGAAATGGAGCGGTGGCTGACCGAGCACGCACCCGACCAGCCGAAGCTCGGCGCTGGCCACACGGCTGTTCCCGCCGATGCGGACTTGGAGGTGCTGCTGGATGGTTTCGAGGCAGCGTGTCATGCTGCCAGCAAGGCAACCTGACAGCATGTCAAACACCCGGCTCATCGGCTTCGACGCCACCATCTTCAACCTGCGAGGGCTGGAGAAGCGTGTGGCGCGGGATGCCGCTGGGCTGGCGATGGGCGCAGCTGGTGCGCTTGCGCTGGGCGAAGCCTATCGCAACGTCACGCGCAGCGACCACAGCCTTGCACAGCTACGCAGCCTCGGCCACCCGTATGCCAAGCGGCACGGTAGCATCCGGGTGCACACCAGCGAAACGCACGTGGTGCACAGCCAGAGCGGCAGCATGGCGGCTGCACTGAAAGGCCAAGTCAAGTTCCGCGCAGGTGGTGCAGGTGGTGGTGCGCGCCCCTACTACCTGCTCGGCTGGCCCGACAGTGCGCCCCGCTATGTGCGCTGGGTGGTTGAGGGAACCAGAATCATGCTCGGACGCGACGTTCTATGGGCCAGCGTCAGCGCGCCTCACATGCGCGTGGCCATGATGCGCGCGTTCGTGACTGTGATGGGCAAGGAACTACGCACGCAGGCGGGCATCCGCTTCGGAGGTACGTGATGGCACTGAACCCAGCACCCAGCATGGAGCAGTTGAAGCTGCTGCTACGCAGCCACCTGCTGTCCGACAGCGCAGTGGCCGCGCTGGTGGGCCAGCACGTTCGCGGTGCGCATGTGCAAGACCCAGATGCTCGCTCGGTGGTGTACCCGATGGTCATCATTGACGTGGTTGCTGGCCACATCAGCCCGACCAGCACCTACCAGCTGTGCACTGTGGACGTGTACGCATACTCGCGCGACAGCGCGGGCGAGGCGCTGCGCATCTACGACGCCTGCGCCGCTGCGCTCCAGCACCAGCTGCTGCGCCGGGATGGCATTCCGGTGGCTGGGTACGCAGTGGAGAGCGAGCGCGCGAACGAGGGCTGGAACGAGGTGGCTCGTGCGTACTACGCTCAGGGCCAGTGGGCGCTGCGTGCGGGTTACAGGAGTGGGCAATGAAAACGCAAGACTGGAAAGCTGGCAACGCGCCAGCAGGCCCGAGGCTCACCGTGCGCTGCGCGTGTGGTGCTGCGCTGACGACGCTGCCCGCTGGGCGGGCTGTGGCGCGTGCGCGCGGGGATGGAACCGACAGCACGGTGACGTGCACCAGCTGCCAGCGCACCGTGCGCATCGGGGTGCCCGATGCAGGGTAGGGACGCGGATGCCCGGATGCACCATATCGAGGTGGTGCTGTCCGAGCTTGACCAGACGGTGACCACACTGGGGCAGCAGGTGGCGCTGCTGGGCGCGATGCAGGCTGCCAGTGCCAGCGGGAACCCCAGCGCAAGCGAGGACGGTGACACGCACCCGATGCGCGACAAGGTGTGGAGCTGCACGAACTGCGCCGCGCGCCTCGGCATCTACGACAAGACCACCGACGAGCTGCGTGTGCGCTACAAAGACTTCATCTGCTACGTGCGCCCCGGTGCAGGCGGCACGGTGGAGGTGCCGTGCAGGCGGTGCGGGCAGCGGAACAAGCTGGCCGACGACAGGTAGACCCGCACGCGGGTGCGTGATACCGTCAGGTCATCCCGCTCAGACGCTGAAAGGCGCGCAGCGGTGCCACACCCACCAGCACACTGGAGGCACCCGTGCCGTTCAACGTACCTACCGTCAGCACCAACGACATCAGCTTCGGCCCCGCCGTTCTCTACCTCGGCGTCGCCGGGGCCACGCCCACCATCGACGTGGGAGCCATCTCCGAAGACGGCGTCAGCATCGAATACACCAGCGAGAAGCGATATATCTCGCAGGGCAATCCCAAGATCCCGGTCTACAACTTTTCGCAGACGCAGGGCGTCATGCTGAAGGTCACGGGCATCGAGTGGGACTTCAACAACTTTGCGCGCGCGCTCGGCGCGGGCACCACCACCGTGTCGGGCAGCTCGGAGACGTTCTCGTGGGGCGGTGACCCCATCGTGACGCAGGTGGCGCTGCACGTGCAGCACTACATGGCGGTGTCTGGCAACACGCTGAACGCCTACATCTGGAAATCAACCAGCGAGAACGGTCTTACCCTGCCGTTGGGGCAGGACGAGCACAGCTTTGAATACTCCTACACCGCGCTTCGCGCCGCCACCGACTGGGCGGGGAACACCCTCGCCCCGCGCGTCCAGCTGATGAAGCTGGAGCGGGTGCTCTGACCGGGCACGCGCACGGGTAGCTGGCAGCGTGGGTGCGCTCACCTGCCAGCCACTCGCGCGCAGCGGAGGCTGTGTGGACACTGGCGCACCGCGCCCTCCGGGGCACACCTGCCCATCCATTGACCACGCACAGCGTGTGCTGCGCCGCCTTGCGTGGCGCGTGCGCAATAGGCCCGAGTGCCCCGAGGACGAGGTGCAGGCGCTGCTGGCCGAGGGGCTGGCAGTGCTGGAGCAGGTGCGCCGGGACAACAGCCAGATGCGTGCCGCCTACCACGCTGCACGCCGAGCGTGATACAGCTGCCACGACGCCCATCACAGGAGGTGCATCATGGCAACCGAGAACCCCGCCGACTTTACCAGCCAGCTCACGGCCCTGCTCGACAAGCTGGTGCCGCCCGACGACGTAACCGTGCGCACCGTTGACGGGCGCGACGTCAAGCTGCCGGGTGCCATCAGCGCACGCCGACAGGTGCAGGTGTTCCGCATCATCAAGGAGCTGGCCGAGCTTCCGCAGCTGGCCAACGCGATGTCGGGTGTGCGCGGTGGCGGCACGGCTGCACTGCTGGATGCCGTGGTGGCGCTGGCCACCGACGAGGTGGTGGCCGACAAGCTGGGCAAGGCGTTCGCCGCTGCCTACCCCGAGGTTTTGGACGGGCGCGACCCGCTCGACATCCTGCCCATCGAGGAGCTGGCAGCGTCCCTGCTCCCTTTTTGCGAACGGTTCGTGCGGAGGCTGGGGCAGGGCATGACGGTGCTGGCGGCGGGCACGCAGGGGATGCAGCTGCCGAACGCCTGACGATAGCGCAGCTGGAGCAAGGGCTGGGCATGATGTTCGCCAGCGGCTGGACGCTGGCGGACGTGCTCGACCTCACGTGGGAGCAGGTCAACGTTGTGGGGCGCTGCGTGGTGGCCTACAAGAGCGAGCAGGCCAACATGATACTCACCGCCGTGTCAACGGCGCTGGGCGGCAAGGTGAAGCCACCGAAGGGCAAGGCAGCCCGCGCCGAGCGGCTACAGCAGGCGGCTGCACAGCGTGAGGCTGGCAACCCCAGCGAGCAGCCGCGCAAGGGCGCGGACGTGGCAGAGCGCCTCGCTGCGATGGGCATGGCGGTGGACGTGGTGAGGTAAGTTCCACACGCACCCGTGTGGTGATAGGGTGCCAGCGTCACGGAGGCTTTACGCATGGCCAGCGGAACCAGCATCGGCAAGCTCTTAGTCGAGCTGGGGCTGGAGGACAGCCAGTTCCGTGGTGGGCTGAAAGGCGCTACAGCGGCACTGGAGGGGATGCAGAAGCAGGGCGAGGCGTTCGCTGGCTCGCTGGACGGCGTGGTGAAGGGCGCGCTCGCAGCCGCTGGTGCGGCTATGGCCGCGTTCGGTGTGGCCACGCTGAAGGTGGGCATCGACTTCCAGCAGTCGCTGCAAACAACGGCAGCGGTGGCTGGTGCCGTGGGGCCGCAGTTCAAGCAGCTGGAGAACAAGGCGCGCGAGCTGGGCATCGCCACGCAATACACGGCGAAGGAGGTGTCGGACGCCATGTATTGGTTCGCTTCGGCGGGCTATAAAGTCAACGACATCATGAACGCTACTGGCCCCGCGCTGTACCTTGCAGCAGGCGGTGCTACCACGCTGGCCAACTCGGCAGAGCTGACCGCCGCCACGCTGGCGCAGTTTGGCATGGATGCCACGCAGGCCAACAAGGTTTCGGACGTATTCACGCGCACACTCCAGAAGTCGCTTTTCAACATTGATTCTCTCAAAGAGGCGATGAAGTACGCTGGCACGGTGGGCGCAGGCTTCGGCTACACGCTGGAGCAGACCACCGCTGCCGTGGCGCAGTTCCGCAACCTCGGCCTCGAAGGCTCGATGGCGGGCACGAGCTTCCGCATGGCCATGTCTGCCGCTGCGCACGTTACCGACAGTGCCCGCAAGACGCTGGAAAAGTACGGCATCACGCAGGAGCAAATCAACCCAGAACTGCACTCCTTCGCCGACATTATGACCACCATCGGCAAGTCGGCCATGACCACATCGGACGCCATCGACGTGTTCGGGCAGCGCAGTGGTGCCAACGTGGTGGCCATCGCGCGCCAGTTCGCGGACGGCAGCACGCAGTTCCACGAGCTGCTGGGGGAACTGGAGAATAGCGCGGGTAACGCCGAGAAGCTCTACACCACCATGACGGACACGGTGCAGGGGCGCATCAACATCGCCACCTCGTCGTTCCAAGAGCTGATGCTGTCCCTGTTCGACCAGATGAAAGGGCCGCTTTCAAGCCTGATAACCGAGATCAGCGATACGCTGAACTACGTTGCCAGCGTGTTCAACAGGCAGGCGGGCACCATCGGTGCCTCGTTCTCGGACACCGTGCAGCAGGTGGTGGAATACCTGCGGAACAACCGGGCAGAAATCGCGTTGACGTTCGTTGGCTTCGTCAACGGCGTGCGCGATGCGATGGTGTTCCTCGGCAAGCTGCTGCCAGTGCTGACCAGCCTTGCCAAATACATGCTGGTCATCTGGGTTGCGGACAAGGTGCGCGTTTTCGTGATGGCTGTGCAGGCGGCATACACGGGGCTGATGGCCATGACGGGCGGGGTGGAGGCGGTCATGACCGCGCTCACGGCTGCCACGGGTGGGCTGTATGCTGTCGTGGCCGCTGTGGGCACTCTCGTGGCTGGCATCGCCTACCTTACGCTGAGCAGCAACGCGGCAGCCGACGCTGCCGACAGGCTGCGAGAGGCCGAGTCCAAGCTGGCGGCAGAGGCCGACGCGCGCGCAGCTGCTGCCAAGAAGCAAGCCGACGCCATCGCGGGAACGCAGGCCACCACACTGGCGGGCTTTGAGCTGGAGCTACAGGCGCGAGGCCAGCTGAGCAATACCATTGAGCAGCAGCTGGAGCACCTGCAACGGCTTGACAGCGGCACGGTGCAGGCTGGGCTGGCCAGTGGTGACCTGTTCACCACCACGCTCAACGGCACGCAGGTGGTGCTCGACCACACCACTGCGCTCCAGCTCCAATACGATGCCACGCTGGGGGCTGACGAGGCGTCTACTGGCTACAGGGCTGCGATGGCTTCCGCATCGCAGGCGGTGGCGAATACTCAGGTTGAGCTTGGCATATTCAACGACCAGATGGCGAAGTACGAGCAGGTGACCAAGGCTGGCGGCGCGAGCAGCAAGGACGCTCAAATCCTGCTCGGTCGCTTCGGCAGCACCATGGAGGAGGTGCAGGCGCGCGGGCAGCAGCTGACTGCCACACTGGCCGAGCAGCGCAAGAAGCTGGACGGGCTGACCAACGGCATGGACTTAGCCACCAAGACGCTGTCGAAACACGAGATGGCCACACTCAACGCCAGCGAGGCCGAGGGGCGCATGGGGGACGCCGCCGAGGGCGCTGGGGACAAGGCTAAGGCGGCAGCCGAGGAGTGGAAGCGCGCCTACGAAGCACGGCTGAAAGCGGTGGAGCGGGTCGAGGACGCCATCGGCAAGCGGCAGGCCACCAGCACCGACAAGCTGCGCAACGAGATGCAGGCACAGCTGGAAACCATCAACGAGGCATTCGACGCCGAGGTCAAGGCATATGGAAAGCAGCGCGCGCGCATCGCCGCTGCTGAGCGTGAGCGTGCGCGTGTGGTTGCGGAAATCCATGCGGACGCCACCGCGCAGGCTGTGGCTGACCAGACCAAGGCGGTAGACGACATCGCGGCGGCGACGCTTGCGGCTGGGCGCACGGCTGCCGAGCAGGAGGCGTTCGTGCAGCAGCAGGCGCTCCAGAAGCGCCGCGACGACTTGGAGGCCACGTTCCAGCAGGAGCTGGTGCTGTACGAGAAGGGCAGCGTTGACCGCCTGTTCGTGCTGGAGCACTACTTCAAGGCAGCTGCGCAGCTGGAGGCGCTGGAGGCTGCCGAGAGTGCTAAGCGCCAGCGCGAGGCGCAAGCCAAGGTTGACGCGCAGGTGCTGACACTGCGCACGCAGGATGCGCAGGCAGCCGCCAACGAGCTGCAAGCCATTGAGGCAGACAGGCAGGCATCGCTGCTGGAGGCAGTGGGTGCAACGCAGGAGCAGGTGGCTGCCATCAACGCGCTGTATGACGGGCGCGTGCTGGCGCAGAAGCGCAAGCTCACCGACGAGGTGGTGATGCTGGTGGCTGGCGAGGGGCGCAAGGTGCTCCAGCTGGAGCGCGAGCGGGACGCCATGCTGGCACGGCTGGGCGACGACCAGACCGACGAGCGCCAGCAGGTCATCGACTACTACACGCAGGCCATTGACGACGCCAACGCCGAGGCGGCAGACAGCACCGACGAGGCGGGTGCCAAGATGGCAGCCGCGCTGGACGTGGTGAAGCAAGCGGCGCTCAACGTGGCGAAGGCCATCGCATCCGGCATCGGCGACGCAGCGCAGGGAGTTATCGGCCTGTTTGCGGACATGACTGGGTTCAGCTTTGACCTGTTCGATGCTGTGGATTCGGTCAAGGGTGCGATGGGGGACACTGCCGACTTGGCTGCACAGCTGGCAGCAGGCGATATCTCACCCACCGAATACACCGCTCAGATGGCGGCGTTGCCCAGCTCGCTGGCAACCGCTGCGGAGCAGTACGTCACGGAGCTGGTGCAGGGTGCAAGCCAGATGCTGTCGGCGTTCGTGGAGGCAGCGCCTGCGCTGGTGCAGGCGCTCGGGGCGCAGCTTCCTGCGCTCATCGACCAGTTCGCGGCAGCCCTGCCTGCTGTGACGCAGGGTCTGGTTGACTCCATCGGGCCACTGATTGAGGCGCTCGTGCAGGCGGTGCCGCAGGTGGCGCAGGCGCTGGCAGACAGCATCGGCGTGGTCATTGACGCGCTGGTGGCTGGGCTTCCGGGGCTGGTGAGCAGCCTGCTGGACGCCATTGTGCAGCTGCTGCCTACGCTGGGCGGCATCATAGCGCAGCTGGTGGACATCGTGCCGTGGCTGGTGCAGTCGGTGCTGCAAGCCCTGCCCACCATCATCCAGTCGCTGGTGGGCGCGCTGGGAACCATCATCATGGCGTTGGTGGACGCTGTGATTATGCTGGTGCAAGTAGTCATTCAGCAGCTTCCCACCATCATTCAAGCACTCGTTCAAGGAGTGCTCCAGCTGGTGCAGGTGCTGCTGGCTGCCATCCCGCAGCTCATCATCGGCATCGTGCAGCAGCTGCCCGCGCTCATTCGCGCAGTGCTTGACGCTGTGACCCTGCTGGTGCAGGAGCTGGTGGCGCAGCTGCCCACCATCATCAACGCCTTGCTGGTGGCGGTGACCGACATCATCGTGGCGGTGGCTGAGATGCTGCCCAGCCTGCTGACCAGCATCATCGAGATGCTGCCGTCGCTGATTATGGCGATTGTGCAGCTTATTCCTTCGCTTATCAAAGGCGTTGTCTCGGCGATACCCTACATCATCACCGCGCTTATCAACAGCATCCCGGTCATTATCAAGGCGCTGTTCACCGAGCTTCTACCTGCCATTTTTACGTCCATCCCCGAGATTATCGGCGGGCTGTTCAAGGCGATTTTCTACGAGATTCCGATGGCCATCGGGGAGCTGATGGCACAGCTGGGCACCGCCCTGTGGAAGCTGATTGACGAAGGAATCGACGCTGTAGGCAAGTTTTTCAGGGATGTGATTGCTGAAATCGTGTCGCTGGGCGCTGACGAGACAGCAACCTTTGGGGACACGCCCGGCGCAGTGCGTGCGGGCGCTGGTGGCCTGTCGGCCCGCTTCGCTCCCGGTGACTACGTGGTGGCAGCGCAGAACCCTGCCGTGCTGCTCCAGCAGGCGCTGGACGCCATGCAGGGCCAGTTCGCCAGTGCCCTCGGCCCCGCTGGGCGTGGTTACTCGGTTGGGCAGGCCGACGTCCCCGCAGCCGCTGGACTGGCGCAGGCCATGCTGCAAGCGGCGAGCGCCATCACTGCCAGCGCGCAGGGAACGGGTGGCCTCGGTGGCACGCAGCAGGTGCAGGTGACCGTGCAGGCCAACGGGCGCACGCTGGACGAGGCGCTGTGGGAAGCCGGGCAGCGCGGGCAGACCCCGCGCCTTACACGTGACCTACGCCAGACGACGCTGCGTGCTGGCGTGCACGTAGGATTCACCCGTGGCAAGTTCAGCCCGTAGGAGACCAGATGCCGAGCACCCGCGCTGAACCGCTTTCTTTCGTGCTGTCGCAGGACGTTGCCCTGCGCAGGAACCTGCTGCTGTCCGCCACCAGCCAGCAGGGCGCGCGCGTGGGCACCGCCTACCCGTCCAAGACCAACGAAGGCGACCTGCTGCCCTACATGGACGGCGTGTGGGACACCAGCGGCAGCACGCCGCAACCCACACCCACCACCATCCAGCTGGTGCTCACCAGCACTGGCGGGCTGTTCAACGGTACCGAGTGGGCGTGGAAGTTCGACCTCGATGCCTCCGACCAGTACCGTGGTGCGCATGACCTGCGCTACATGGGAAGCGTCCACGTTCCGTGGGCCACCAAGGTGGCCAGCAGCCACAACGTGGTGGCGTACAGCAGCGCGTTCAACCGCGTGCTGGTGGCGCGCTACAGGACGGGCACCCAGCAGTTCGACCTCGCCTACCGTAGCACCGCCACCAGCGACCCAAGTGCGAACTACACCACGCTGAGCGTGCCTGCTACCCCGTTCGGGCTTGGGAAAATCCCCGACTACAGCCTGTGCGGCTACAGCTCCATCGTGGAGCTTCCCGATGGGAGCCTGCGCTGGTTCTACTGCTACATCCCCGATTCCACCGCAGCGCCCTCCTACATGGACGTGGACATGCTGGTGAGCAACGATGGCGGGCTGACGTGGGCGGTCGGGCAGGAGCGCATCCTGACGATGATGTACGGTTCAACGCAGCAAATCAAGTCGATGCGCGTGGCGGTGAGCGGCGACTGGCTGCGCATGGAAATGTGGAACTACGGCACCACCCCGCAAGGGATGTGCAGCGGCTACAGCGGTGATCGTGGGGCCACGTGGGCGCTGTCTGTGGGCACGCCTGACGGGCTGGACGCCACTGGAAACGGCGACAGCTACATGCCGTTCGAACGCCACGACATCGTGGGACTCGGTACGCTGGACGGGTCGTTCTTCCGTGTGCGCGCCATCACCTCGGGTGCTGGGCGCTGGGCCTACGAAACCTGTGCACGAGATGGCGCGTGGAGCGAGACGTTCCACGTTGGCGCGCTGCCAAGCTACCTCAGCAGCAAGGCGGTCTACCTCGCGCGAGGTGGTGCGTATATCTACCTGCTGGCCTACTTGGACGACGGCGCAGGTGGTGCCAGCTTCGGCGGATACAGCTACCTGATCCCAGCGGACAGGCTGAACAATGGGTGGTCAGCCACGTCGCCACGCACGAACGAGTGGGTGCTGTGGGGTCAGGATGTGCTGGGCGTGCACGGGGTGCAGCGGTATGGCGTGAAGAACGCCTGCCTCGCGTGGGTGGGCGACCGCCTCGCGCTGTGCGCTGGCGGCATCGACCGTGAGACAGGCACTGCGCCAGCGAACTGGACACCCGCATCGCTGGCCTACTGGAGCGGCTACTCGCGCCGTCCGGTGGTGCGCGATGCGCCTGCTACCACGGACGAGTTCGGCAGCATGTTCACAGCCTACTGGAGCGCGCAGCTGGGAGCGCCTGCGAGCGCCAACGCCAGCGCCTTCACCCCGTGGACGCGGGCTACCGCTGGGGCACCCACGCAGGTGCTGGCTACCGACTGGATGGAGGTGGGCGTCGCTGCGGGCGCGGATACCTCGTACTACGCGCACCAGCAGGCAATCGCGGGTGCGACCCAGTTCATGGCCAACGCGGGTGTGGTGGGTTGGACGACGCGCGCGCGTGCAGCCACAGGTGCAGTGCTCCCTACGGCAGCCACCGCGCTCGCATATCGCTCCCCCGCATGGGGCGCGGTGGCGCAGGCCATCGGCAGCACAGGGCTGAGCTACAACGTCGGCGTGCACATCGCCAACGATGGCCGCGTCGGCGTGTTCGACGCCTGCGCGGTGAATACCCTCTACGTGAGCGCCCCCAACGCAGCAGCAGGCATCACTCAGGGCACGTGGTGGGACTTCCGGCTCGCGTTCAGCAAGGTGGGGGCCAACCAGTTCGCAGAGGTAGCGTGGGCAAAGGCTGGCGACTCGGCGTGGCAGAGCACAGGTGTGCTCACGCTCACCACGGGTGTGCTGGCCAGTGCGTATCAACTGGCTGAGTATGGCCACAAGCGGCAGAACACCATCACCAGCACCTACGACTGGAAGGAAATGTGGTACAGCCGCGTCAGCGCGCTGGGCCAGTTCAGGCCCACCAACCCCAGCACCATCCGGGGCGTGCTCACCTCGTCCTACCCGTACCACGTGACGCAGGGCGTCAGTGTGCGCTGGGGTGGCGGTGGTGGGTTCGACGGCGACACGTTCACCGCGCCTGTGCGCTACGTGTACGGGGCCGAGCAGCTGTTCACTGCCAGCCCGGAAAGCCACTGGCGCAGCACCACCGCCACCACGCAGCAGCTGGTGCTGGACGCGCAGATAGGGCTACCCAGCTCCGAGGTGGCACGCCTGCACCACAGCGGCGCAGCAGTGGCTGGCACGAATAGTCGCTACGTGCGCATCGAGTACGCAGGTGACGCCGCCTTCACCACACCCACCGCGCTCACCATCGACGGCCTGCGCTACACCGCCACCGTGCCAGCGCAGATTTTCGGCGGCAACGCATTCACCGTGAACGACGGCAGCCTGTGGGCCGACATGGAGCTGGCTGGTCACTACCTGCGCGCGCAACCGAACAACGCAAGTGCGAACCCCGCTATCGTGCGCATCGAGCAGAACCACGGGAACGTCATCGTGCTGTCGGGCATCACGCAGTCGCTGTTCAACTACGGCATCACGGGGCTGGCCACGCTGGACATCTGGGCAGACCGCCACCTGTATGCCTACCCCAGCGACCCCACAGGTGTGAAGGTCAAGGTCGCAGGCATCACCGCCGCAGACTTCCCCCGCTACATGCGGCTCACCGTACCGAGCAGCGATGTGCAGGGTGCACCGCCCGAGGGCTACTGGCGCATCGGTGCGCTGGTGGCAGGCATGACCCTCCCGCTCACCGTGCCGATGAACTGGGAGCACAGCGACGAGCAGGCTGGAAACGTGCAGCTGGACACTGCCAGCAGTGGCCTGCGCAGCGCGTACCAGCTGGGCGAGCCGCGCAGGGTAGTCAAGGGCACCAGCGAAGGCGACATCACCCGGTGGCGCGATGCGTTCCGCAGCACGGTGCGCCACCTCGGTCAGTACGGCACGCAGGTGATGGTGCTGGCAACCGACGACCAGCAGCAGAACCGCTCCATGCTCTACGCGCGGTTCACCCGCTCAACCGAGCTGGAAAATGCAGGATGGAACTACAACAGCACCACCTCGCGCTGGGAGCAGGTCGGTGACCTGTCCATGACGTTCGAGGAGGAGCTGTGAGCCTCTACACCGAGCACGCCGCCTTCACCCGGTGGCGCACTGCGCGGTTCGGCGCGCGTGGCATGGTGAGCACCTACTGGCAGGACGTGCTGCGCCGCGACCCGGAACTGCGCACGGTGGTGGTGTGCGTGGAGCTGGTGTTCGGCGGCGACACGGTGGTGCGCGTGGCCAACCGAACCGCCTGCACCAGCAGCACCATGACCAAGAGCCTCCAGCAGTGGGTGGGCCTGCTGACCGATGCCATCAGCATCACGCTCGACTACCAGCTAGGCAGCGCCAGCGCCAGCGCCAAGTCTCTGAGCGTGAGCCTGCCGAACGAGCTGGTAGACTGCGCCGCACTGATTGCCAGCGGGCGCATCCTTGCAGGCGTGGCCGAGGTGTCGCTGAACGTGGACGGTGGTGACTACGACCAGCGGCTGGTGCTGATTCGCGGCGACATCGACGGTGGCGTGCAGTTCGGCGCGTATCGGCAGCTGGTGAGCTGCACGGTGACCGACCCCAGCACCAGCAGCGACGTGGCGCTGCCGCCCTACGTGCTGACCACCGAGCGGTTCGCCAGCTTGCCAGACGACACGGCTGGCAGTCGCATCCCCGTGGTGCTGCCCAGCTTCGCCGCCATCCCTGCCCTGCTGGTGTCCAGCAGTGCCACGCAGCCCGGCTATGCCTGCTGCCACGGGCACCTCACCATCGACACCGTGTACGTGGACGGCGTGGCCTACACCAGCGGAGATGCCTTCTACCCGTGGTCGCAGCAGCACGAGAGCGACCTGCTGGGGGAGCCGTACACGCTGCTTCAGTTCACGGGTGGCACCGCTGGGTTCAGCGGCGACGAGGCTGTGTACGTCGCAGTCAGTGGTGGCCCGAGCAACGGGGTGCCCACCAACATCGCGCGCGAGCTGGTGCAGCGATACACCGTGCTCGGACGCACAGGCGCGAACGCTGCACTGTTCGCCGAGGCCGAGGCACGGCTGGGTGCAGCCATGCAGGCACGCTGTGCGGTCAACGCCAGCGGGGCAAGCAATACCACCACGCTGGCGTTCATCGAAGGCGAGCTGCTGGCCAGCTTCCCGATGGTGTCGATGGTCTGGGAGGGTGGCGGCTATGGCCCCATCGTGACCGACAGGCGTGGTGCACCTGTGGCCGAGCTGACTGTGGGGCAGTGGCCGCTGCTGGTGCGCGCCACGCAGGTCACGGAGCAGGCCAAGAGCGACCTATTCAATACGTTCACCCTGCAATATGGCTATGACCCGCTCACCGACACCTACACGGGTGTCGCGCAGCGCAGCCCTACGAACAGCACGCTGTGCGCCATCAGCCGCGCCTTGATTGGCGACCGTCAGGCCGATGTGGTGGAAAGCCTGTGGATAACAGAGCAAAGCGTGGCCGAAGCTGTGGTGGACTGGATGGTGGAGCACACCAGCCTGCCCTCGTACCGGGTGGACTACGACACCAGCACGTGGGTGCTGCTGCACCTGACGCGCGGCGACACCGTGCTGCTGAATGACGACGAGTTCGGCTGGGTGCAGCAGCGCGCCACGGTGGAGAGCATCACCTACACGCCAGCCAGCTGCGTGCTGGGGCTGCGCGTGTGGGCGCGATACTACAGCGTCGGAGGCGGCAGCATGACCCTCGGCTCGACCAGCAGCACAGCGCAACCCGGAGGGAACTGATGGCTGGCGCACCCGGAAGTCCCACCGAGAGGCTGAACCTGCTCAACCTTGCTGGGCACGCACCGAAGCTGAAGGAGAACGCGACGGCATCGACGCCCGATGGCCATACGCTGTCGTGGGACAGTACCACCAAGTCATTCGCACTGGCGGCTGGTGGCGGTGGCGGTGGCGGTGGCACGCCAGCCACCACCGTGGCAGGCTCCACCCTGTTCGGGCAGTCCCCGGTAGTGGGCACCGCTACTGCCTACGCGCGCGGTGATCACAATCACGGCACGCCATCGCTGGGCACCACAGCAGGAACCGCCTGCGCGGGCAACGACAGCCGCCTCTCCAACGCTCGCGCACCGACTGCGCACGCTGCCAGCCATCAGCCCGGTGGTGCCGACGCACTGGCTGTGGACGCGGCAGCGGGCACGGGTTCGCTTCGCACGCTCGGCACGGGTAGCACACAGGCGGCAGCAGGCAACGACAGCAGGCTGTCGGATGCGCGCACGCCTACGTCGCACGCATCAAGCCACCAGCCGGGTGGCTCTGATGCGCTTGCTGTGGATGCAGCAGCAGGCACTGGCTCCCTGCGCACACTGGGAACGGGTAGCACGCAGGCTGCTGCCGGAAACGATAGCCGCCTGTCCGACGCCCGCACGCCCACCGCTCACGCTGCCAGCCATCAACCCGGTGGGTCGGATGCGCTGGTGGTGGATGCCGTGGCGGGCACTGGTTCGCTGCGCACACTCGGCACGGGTGCAACGCAAGCGGCAGCAGGCAACGACAGCCGCCTCTCGGACGCGCGCACGCCTACAGGCGCAGCTGGAGGCGACCTCAGCGGCACCTACCCGAACCCCGGTGTGGCCAAAATCGGCGGCACAGCGGTGACGGTGGACGCAGATGGCACGCTGGCTGCGAACAGTGATGCCAAGCTGGCAACCCAGAAAGCAACCAAGACCTACGCTGACACCAAGGTGGCGGCCTCGGTGCTGACCACTGATGAGGACTTGCTGATTCGGCGCGGTGGGGTGGTGACTCGACTTCCGCGAGGCACGAGCGAGGGCATGGTTCCACGCATAACGGGTGGAGTTATTGTCTGGTCAATCCTGCCTGTTTACCTTGTGACACAGATTGTTACCACCGATGTAGTGGTGGTCGGGCACGACACCGTGCCAGCCGCGCAGGTCACTTCCACTGGCACTATCGGAGGCCCGTGATGGCGTTTGAGTTCCCTGTTCCCAACTTGACTTTCGCGCGGCTGCCCGATGTAACCGTGGCAGGCACGGCTATCGCTGACATGCTGGATGCCATTTTCACCGCGCTGTCCGCTACCACGGACTACCGAGGCACCAGCGTGCCGAGCACGCACCGCTGGGTGGTAACCAAGAGGCAGGTCACCTCGGTAACCAACGCAGTGACCTGCGATGCACCTACGGGCACACCGCTGACGCTCGTTCCGACCATCATCTTCGCTGGCAGGGCATCGGTCAACTCGCCCACTGCTCCCACCATGCTCGCGCCAGACACCGCCTTCAACAGCACGCTGATGATGGGCATCAACAAAAACAGCGGGTCATACAACAGCTGGGACGCCGCCTTGCCCATGACTTCCGGGCAGTGGAGCGGCTACTACAGGCTCGCACCCGCAGCCGCCAACGCAGTGGGCACCATCGTTCGGGCGTTCGTGTCGTCAGAGGTGATTTTCATTCAGATTATCCAGAGTGCAACGGTGCAATACTGGGGAATGGCTGGAGCGATTCTGCAACCCCACACAGGGGATACGAACCTGTGCTGCGAAGCTGATGGGCGCATCTATGGGATGGTTTCGTGTGGTAGTTCACCAGTCCCTGCCACTTGGCTCTATAGCGCACATATGTTCAGCTACAGCACGACAGCGTCTGCGCCACATGCAGCAACCTTTCAGCCCGGTTCTGCCACGCTCTACAGCTGCGGACGGCGCACGCTGTATAGCTCTACGGGTGGCGCTGTGGCCGAGCTGCAGGACGCAGCAAACACCTACGTTGGGGACAGCATCGGGTTCGGCAAGGCAACGGGAAACAACGTGCTGAACGGAACTCGGCTGGGCACCCTGCGCGGGGTGTTCCTTGCAGGTGGTGTGCAGTCGGGGCGCTACCTGCGCAACGGTGCAACCGACCTCTACCACTATGTCAGCGTGGATACCTCGGCACCTGCTGCGGGTTTCATGTTTCCGGCGGTCGCATGAATAGCGCAGTGGATTGGGTGCTGGCCATGCTGGCGGACGGACACGCCATCATGCGGGTGGAGGCATCGGCAGCTACCTGCGCGCAGCTGGTGGCGTCGGGCCTGCTGCCCACTGCCACGATGCTGCCTGAACGGGTGGCTGGTCGGGTGGTGGTTACGGTGCAGGACGGCACCGAGTACGCTGCCATCGCTTCCCAGTAGGGGCTGCGCGCGGTATAGGGACAGCAGACCCGCCTGACGGGCTGCACACCCTCACCGTATTAGCAGGCGCAGCATGACAGGCGAACAGGTCGCAACGTGGGCGGGCTTCGGCCTGTCAGTGCTGGTGCTGGCGGAAAGCCTGTGGCGGCGCGCGAGCGACCGCACCCGCGACCAGCTTGCGGCGCTGCACCGCCGAGTGGACGAGCTGAAGTCTACGCACGACCGTACCGAAGGCGCTCAGCTGCCTGCACGGGTGGCCCTGCTGGAGCAGCACCAGCGTGCTGACCAGCAGCTGCTGGCGCGCGTTGACCAGCGACTGGTGAGCGTTGACGCCAACCTGCACAGCATCCACACGATTCTGGAGCGCCTGCCATGAGCGAGTCCATCCGCGCGCAGCTGACTGCGCTGGTACGCAGTGCCCGCACCGAGGTGCAGGCAGCCCGTGACGCCATCGCCACCACAGCGCAGCCGATACCCGCTCCAGCGCACCTGCTGTCTACTGCGCCGCCAAGCGGGCGCGCAGGGCAGTCTGGCCACACCACGTTCACCCTCACCACCCCGGAGCGAGCATGACCACCACCGTCCGAATCGGCGCAGTGCGCATCCCCATCTTCACCCTGCTGGCAGCCATCCCCGACGCAGTGCGCGCTGCGCAGGCGGTGGCGCACGACGACCACGACCCTGCCAGCCCCGGAGGCGCACGGGTCACGCCCGACGAAGTGGCGCAAGCTGTGGGTGCGTTCTGCGGGGCGCTGGCCGAGGCAGCCATCCCCGCAATCGTGTCCGCGAATGGCGCGGCGCACTGATGGCCAGCCCAGCGGTGGCCAACGAGCACAGCGAGATCCGCACGGAGCAGCCTCAGGACGGCCCCGTAGCCCTGTCCCCGGTGGTGGAGGTAGCCCCACCCTACGAGCTGCCGCCTGCGGCTGCGGAGACGCCCGAAACGCAGGCTGTGGTTCAGACCGCCGAGCGGAGCTACCCCAGCCTCTACGACACCCAGCAGGGCACACTGCTGGCCATCGGGCTGGCAGGCATCATCATCGCTGGAGTGCTGTGGTCGGTCGCGCGCATCTACCAGCGCAGCCGCGACGAGCACGCGGCACTGACGCAGTTCGTGACCACGATGGTGGCGCTGGTGGTGGGCGCGTACATCGCCGACCTGCTGGTGGCTGGCCCCGACACCAGCCTGCTCACCGAGGGTGAGCACGCCAGTATTTTGGCGTTCATCAAGGATACTTGCTTGATGGTGTTCAGCTACTACTTCGGCACCCGCGCAGTGCCGCCTCCGCAGGCGTCCATACCATCAGAGCAACCCGCGCCCAGCAACCCACCAAGCGAGGGCAGCGATGTCTGACAGGCCGATGAGCGTCAGCGACGACAGCAGCATCGCCATCCCGCTGCGCAACCTCGTGAGTCTGCTGGCAGCAGTGGCCTCGGCTGTTTGGGGATACTCGGCGCTGGAGAGCCGCATCACTACGCTGGAGTCTCGCGCCCAGACCTCAGCAAGCGACATCGAACGGCTGGAACAGGCTAACCGTGACGCGGCGACTGGCGTTGACCCGTGGGCAACCGATGTGCAGCAAAGCACTCGCATCGAGCGGGCTGAAAAAGACATCCAGCGCATCGAAGAACTGTACCTTCAAGCCACACAATCCTGTCAGCAAGGAAAACAATGACACCTCCCGTCGCCCTCGTCCCTGTCGATGCCCGCATCCTGTCCAGCTACACGCGCGCAGGCAGCACCACCGCACCACGCAGCGAACTGCGCCCGCTGGCGCAGCTGAGCAAGGCTGGCATCTGCGTGCCCAGCACGGCAGCCGCGCTGCTGGCGCTGCACGAGGCGGTGCAGGCAGCGGGCGGAGACTTCCGGGTGACCGAACTCCACCGCGATGTGGCTGTGCAGCAGGCTGCACGTGCCAAGTATGACCGATGGGTGGCCGCTGGGAAGCCGAAGCAGGGCACCGCTGGCTTCGATGCGGCGACCATGAAGACGGCGTTCGTGGCCATGCCGGGCCGCAGCTGTCACAACGCTGGTCGCGCCATCGACGTGAACCTCGGCGCGCTCCAGTTTCCCGGTGTGCCAGCCGACCGTCAGCTGGACAAGCTGTGGGATCTTGCGCAGCCGCTGGGCTGGCAACCCATCATCAAGTCTGCCGACGAGCGCGCCAGCGAGGCGTGGCATTTTGACTGCTGGGGCGACCTGCGCGGTGTGCTGGCGCGCCTCGGCTACGAGCAGGCAGCCTTCGCAGGCGCGCTGCTGGTGGGCCACGCAGGCGCAGGCACCAGCTACGCCAGCATCACGCAGGCGCTGCTCCAGCGCGCAGGCCACAACATCGGCACCATCGACGGCGCGTTCGGGGCCAAGTCGCGCGCGGCGCTGGCGCAGGCGCTCGGCATCAGCGAGGCCGACGCAGCAGCGGCGGTGCAGCGCGCCGACGAGAGCATCTGGCCTCGCCTGCTGGCGCTGACCGCAGCCTGACACGCAAGCGGTTGACGCGGTACACCAGCGCGCAGGAGGTGCCCTGTGCGTATTCTGGTCAGCGGTGGTGGTGGCAGGCTGGGCAGGATGCTGGTTCCCTACCTGCGCGAGCATGGCCACACGGTGGCAGCGCCCTCGCGTGGCGAGGTGGAGTGGACGCAGCCGCAGCAGGTGGACACCGCTGTGCGCGTGTTCGCGCCTGACCGGGTGCTGGCGCTGGCCAGCTGGACGGACGTGGCGCGTGCGCAGCACCAGCCCGGCGCGTGCGTGCGGGACACCGTGCTCACCACGCAGCACGCCATCGACGCCGCCACCTCGGCGCGCGTGCCGCTGCTGTACGTGAGCACCGACTACGTGCACGCAGTGCTGCGCCAGCAGGCAGGCGCTGGGGTCTACGCAGCCGCCAAGCTGGTGGCCGAACAGCTGGTGCTGCTGGCGGGTGGCTACGTGGCGCGCGTGGCGTTCACCACCGACGAGCAGGTGGCTGGGTGGCAGTGGGCGAACGGCTACTCGCTGGCAAATCGCAGCTGGGCCGACGAGCTGGTGCCGATGCTGGGGATGTGGGCCAGCTACCCGGCGCACCAGCTGGAGCCGCTGGTAGAGCTGGGCAGCGCACCAGCCTGCACGCCTGCGGAGCTGCTGTCGGGGCGCTACCCCGAGCACCCGGCGCTGCTGGACATTGTGCGAAGCCAAGAGGATGCAGCTTCGAGGCGGCTACCTGTGCAGCCTTCGGACACCAGATGGGGGCGTATCTGACTTTTTTCTATGAGAAGCCCTTGCGTGACTAACGGTGGGCCGGGTATAGGGTTTGCACGACGCTGGTGCGTCGCAGTCAGCAACCACCCACGCAGGAGCACACAATGACCCAGACCCTCTCCCAGACCACCGACAAGCTCTCCACCGTCGCTTCCGGCCTCGCCTCGCTGGTGTGGTGGGAGTTCAGCGGCACCGCCATCACGCCCGCCGACCTGCGCATCCGCGTGACGGCAGCTGGCCTCGACGCCAGCACCGTGAAGGACATCGACCCCACCGACGCGGTTCGGCAGGCGGTGCGCGAGTTCAAGCGCCACGAGGGCAAGCGGGTGACGATGGAGGCGGCGGTGGCCCACGAAAACACCAACCACATCATCATAAACCTGCTCACGCTCACCCAGCAGTCCCGCGAGCGCATCGCCAAGCTCCCCACCGACGAGCTGGTGTGGGACAAGGTGGCGCAGGCGTGGCACAGCACTGGCCTGACCGCCGACGCGGCAGTGCTGCGTGCGAACGCTGCCGAGCTGGCCACCTACCTCGACGGGAACTCGGTGCGCGACCTGCTGGTGGTGCCCAGCATGGCCCGCGCGCACAGCTTCACCCTGCGCCGTGGAATGCACGTGGTGCCGCACGCCACCTGCGCGCCCGTGCTGGAGATGCAGGGCGCGCTGGCTGGCCTCGACACGTTCCGGGTGCAGGTGGCGCAGGTGCAGGCTGGGCAGGGCTGGGAGCAGCCGCTGGCCGAGGCGAGCCGCACCGAGCTGCGCAACGACCTTGACGAGCTTCGCGTGCAGATTGAGGGCTGGCGCGACATGGCGAAGCGCGTGCGCAGCGACACGCAGGAGCACGTGCTGGCGCGATTCAGCAGCATCGCCCAGCGCGCGGCGCTGTACCGCGAGGCGCTGGCTGTGGCGGTGGAGGACATCGAGGCCGACGTCGCCGAGATGCAGGCACTGGCCGAGGACATCATCGCTGGCAAGGAGGCCGAGGCCGACAGCCGCTCCAGCACCCGCAAGGCGGAGCAGGCGGCTGCACCTGCCAGCACCCCGCAGGCTGCCCGTCGTGCCGCCCTGCGCGCCATGAGCGCGGCGCAGCTGGGCACCCTGTGGGCCGCGCTGGGCGAGGGCGAGCAGCCCAGCGACCGTGAGGCGCTGGTGGAGGCGCTG